TATATCAAATCAGGCTTCATCACCGATTTCGCTGACGAGGCCAACGACATCCGCACTGAGCGGAACACGCAAGGCGGCCCGAAGGATTTCGCCGCCGCTAAGGATGATGACGAAGAGATTCCCTTTTGAACCCTCTGTAACCCCCGCAGAGGTAGGGGAGGCCTCCCCGCCGTTAAAGGTGTGAAAATGCCACAACTAAGCCCAGACAATTACGAGCGCATAGCGGCGATCGTCAGCTACGGCACCATCAAGCTGAGCATCGAGAAGGCCTTCCCCGCTCTCTCGGCGCAAGAGCACGCCCAGATGATCGTCGCGGTGATCGACCGCATGGCGCGCATGCAGGGCTTTGGCGTGCGCCGCGAAAGCTATGTCTCGGGGGACGGCGAATGATGGTCGAAGCCGTTGATGGCCAGGTCAAGATCTACGGCCACGGCGAGCTATGGCTCACCCCGGTGGAGGCCTTCAATCTGGCCACTCAGCTCATCGAGGCCGCCAAGCTGGCCAAAGAGCAAAAGCGTGAAAAATGACGCCCGAGCGACTGGCCAAGATCCGCGCCATAGCCATGGACCTGCGCGGCAATCCGGCCGTGCGCGAGGTCGCGCTGGAAATGCTGCGCCGTTACGAGACGGTCGAGGAGCCGACCTTCCACGACGTCAAGGACGAGCCGCAAAATCCTACCAATCCGCGCATGCACCCCTCGGACGAATACGAGCGGCATATGTTCATGAGCTTGCACAATTGGGGCAAATCGGCGAACGGCAATTTCGTCCACAGTTTCACCCACAAGAACCGCGCCTATCGGGTGGTGCTGTTCAAACACAAGAAGACCCCGACCTTCGGCTGGCTTCGCGCCGACATCGCGCGCGGCACCGAGGTCTGGTCGGGCCGATTTCGCGACATGCAGGAGGCGCACCGAGACGCATGGACCAATCTGATGGCGACCTAACCTACCCTTACGCAATCACCCTGTACGAGGTGACTGAGATTGTCATTGAGCATCTCGACAAGGTTCAAAACACGGAGGATCTGCTAAGGCAGGGGGTTCATCTGAAGATGGCGTCGCGGGCCATGCGCTGCGCCCTCGAAATCTATGGTTCGCAATTAGAGGTGCTCAACAGGGAAAAGCAATGAACACGTACGAAGTCACCATCAAGTTTCCGAACAAGGACACGTTTATCCGATTCATCGACAATGTCGGCCTTGTCGCGGGCGAAATGACCCTCGCCGTCACGAAGCCGCTCGGAGAGCAGGCGATCAGCGAGCCGCCTTATAAGCTCCGGACACGCGGTTCGAAGGTCAACGATACGATCATCGCCTCGCTGCAGAGCGGGCCGTTGAGCGCCAAGCAACTCAAGCAGGGGCTTGAGGACGCCGGGCTCGCCGCCGGGTCGCTGTCGACCGGCCTCGCCATGCTGCAGAAGAACCGGGTGGTTGAGCGGGTCGACGGCGGGCTCTACGGGCTGGTCGGCTTTCAACAAGCGGCCGAGTGATGAATGAAGCGGCGCGCAAACGGAAACTTGTCGCGGAGGTTAACGCCCTCCGCGGCGGCTATGCGCGCCGCCTCGAGGATCGGTTTGCGGTCGGCCTGCTCGACCTCGTCATCAAGCTTCCCGAGCTCCCATGGATCTGGGCCGAGGGCAAGCTGGTCGAAGGATACAGGTTCGCTCCGACCGAACGGCAATGGGTCGAGGGCGTACGGATTATAGCGACCGACACTCCGGCAGTGCTGATCGGGTGGAAAGGACCACTCATGTACGTCTCGCCGTGGGTAAAGCAGGCCGACATTCGCGACTGCTTTTTCGGCGGTAAAGACGGCGTCACCGCTCTCTCTGAATTTCTCCAAATGCAGGTAACCGCATGAATCTCGACGATAGCTTACGCGACAAGGTGATGGTCAACGGTGCCTTCGAAGAGACGGCGCAGCTGGCTCAAGGAATCAAGTTCGCACTCAGGCGTGGGAAGAACTGGGAGCTCCTCCCACCCGAGAGCAAAGAGGCGTTGGAGCAAATCGCTTCCTCAATCGCCATGGTGCTCACCGGCGACGCCTACGAGCCCAAGCATTGGCATCTGATCGCCTCTTACGCGCGGGTGCGCGACAAGGCGCTGGAAGCAAAGTCGCTTGAAAGCGGCGTCGCACAAGCGGCTCGGACGCGCGTGAATTTGTTTGATCCAGCGCCGCGCGCGCCACGCCCGATGATTGAGGACACCGATGCAACTTCCTGAGATCCGTCTGATGACCGAGGCTGAAGACTGGCAGGCCAAGCGCCAACGCTACGAGGCGTTCAGCGCCACTGAGTTGGGCAAACTTTATCGCGCCTACGACAAGGCGACGATCGACTATTGGCAAAAAGACGGAGTCGAAAATTTCCCGATCAAGCGCCTTCAGGAATTGCACCAAATTGCACGCGAGGCGACCAACGCTTTTGTCGCCAAGCTGATGGAAATAGCGGGGGTCTAATGCCAAACATACCAATGACATCTGAGTCCGGTGCTGTCTTGATCGAGAAATTAAAACAGCTCGAGGCGCTCGAAGGCCAGCACGATCAAACCGTGCGCACCAAGGTGGTCGAAATCCTTTACGGGCCTTCAACCGACGAACAGACGATGACCGAAAGATTTCGTCTGGCGGCAATCGAATTCATCAGCATCGAAATCGAGCAGCTAAGTTCATGACCGGCTTCACGTACAAAAGCTATTCCTTCGTCGACAAGGATCCGATCATCGACGAGGTGCGAACGATCGTCCAGGCAAGCGGTTGGACCCACAAACGGATCCAAGAAGAGTCGGGCGTCACTACAGTGACCCTGCGCAACTGGTTCGGGGGCAAGACGATGAAGCCCCAGGCCGCCACGCTCAACGCGGTGGCGCGGGCGCTGGGCTACAAGCTCGGCTTCGTCCCTTATGAAGCCGCCTCCGCCGCCGAAACCCCGCCAGCGACGACGCACGCTATGCGTATGGCCAAGATCAGGCGGGTGAAATGATCGTCAAATACAAAATCGCCTTCACCATGGACGCCGAAACGCTGTTCGGCCTGATGTCGAAAGTGCTGCCGATCGAAAACCTATCGGTCGAGGAGCTGGTCGAACATCAGCCCAAGTTGCCGATTGAAGCGATCGCGCACGCCGTCAAGCACATCACCACCAAGCGCAAAAAACGCCCCTCGCTCCGGCTCGACCGCGGCATCAACGGGATCATCCTAACCGCAATGTCGGACAAGCCAGTGCGCGCGATCGAGATCCGACCCAAAATCGTTGCCGCTGGTTTTTCTGGCAACTCGCTCACTTCGCGCATGCAGTTCCTGCAGGAGCACGGCGTGATCGAGCCGCTCGGTGATGGGACGTGGCGCAAGAAGAATGGCTAGAATCTACACCTTCGGCGACGCAACGGCACGACCCGGCGATCCGGCGACTTCCCACATAGCTGCGGATCGCATGCGTGGGAAACCAGCAGGACGAGTAGAAAAGCGAGTTGTATGTGTCTTAGCTCTAATGCCGGAAGGCAGTGGAACTTGGCATGAGATAGATGAGGAACTAAAAAAACGTAAGAAAAAAACAATTCCAGGATCAATAAGCCCGCGCTGGGTCAATCTCAGAAGACTTGGGCTAATCGAACACCGTTACGATGCCAACGGTGAAATTATTACACGCACAAATCCTGAAAGCGGATGTCCTCAAGAGGTTCATTATATTACGCAAAAAGGTAGAAACATAATACCAGAGTGGAAAAGGCAAGAGAAAGAACTGCAGGAAAAAAGAAAACAAAGGGAGGAGGAGAAAAAAGCCAAGGAAGAACGAAAAAAGCAGAGGGAAGAGGCGAAAAAGAAATGAGACGAGCCCTCGCTCTTCAATACGCTAATGAAGTCGCGCGTCGCCTTCATAGCGTTAACGGCATTCTGGCGACGCCAATGTGCGACTCCGACGCTGTTCGTTTCAAGCGAGTATGGGTATTCGGGTCAACGGTGAAAGGAAGTCAAGCCCCAAATGATCTTGATTTGTTAATTGAAGCTGAGCCGTGTGGACGGCATTATTCATGGAAGCAAGCCAAAATGGACAAATGGCAACTCCGACAATACGGATTTAGATTGCCTGTAAGATCAACATGGGAAGCCTTCAAATGGCTGACTAAAGGAATGCGGAAGGTCAGTCGACATTCGTACCGCTACGAAGGAGATATTGGCTACAAAGTCCTCATCTATCCTCGCAACGATCTTTTGGACATCACATGAGCGCCCTCGACCCGGTTCAGATCGCCGCCCTCGATTTCGCCCGCAACAAGCCAGGCGTTGGGTGGTTCCTGCAACAAGGCCTGGGCAAGACTCTGTGCGCGCTCACCGAATACAGCTGGTATTCGGGAATGGACCAAGCCGACCAGATGATCGTCGTCACCCCCAACACCTTCAAGCAGGGCTGGGTCGACGAGATCGAAAAACACGGGTTCAGCTTCGCGACCCACCTCTATCGCTCCTCGAAGAAAGAGGACGCGCAGCGGTTCCTCGGCCGCCAGCGCCACAACGCCCCGCCGGTTCTGATTGTGAACTACGAGGCGCTGCGCATGCCCGCAGTATTGACCCCAATCGTCAAATGGGCCGCGGTCGGCAAAACGTATCTGGCGATCGACGAGAGCATCCAGATCAAAGGGCACCGCACCGGCCAGACCAAGGCGGTCCACCGCCTGGCCGCGGTCTGCCACTGGAAGCGTCTCCTCACCGGACGCCCGCAAACCCAAGGCCCACATGACTTGTGGGGCCAATTGCGCGCCATCGACCTGTTCAGCGATCGCAACTTCTACGCCTTTCGCGGCGCGTTCTGCGTGATGGGCGGGTGGGAGCAGAAGGAAGTGGTGGCGGAAAAGAACGCCGACATACTGGCCAGCATCATGGCTCCGGCGGTGTTCCAGGCGAAAAAGAAAGACTGGCTTCCCGACCTGCCGCGCAAGAGCCAGACAATCCGCGATTATCAAATGTCAACCGAGCAACTGCGTCAATACAACCAAATGGAAGAGCAGTTCCTGATCGAGATCGAGCAGGGCTACGTCACGGTCGAGGTGGCGATCGCCAAATTCGAAAAGCTCGCCCAGATCCAGACCGGCTTTGTCTACGACGAGTCGCACGAAGTCCACGAACTGGTGCGCCCGAACGAGAACCCCCGGCTCAAGCTCCTCCTGCAGATTCTCGACGAAGAAGTCGAGGGCAAGGTGTGCATTGTTTACCGGCATCGGCCGGTGTTCGACCTCCTATTGAGGGCGCTAGTCAAATACAACCCGGCCTGGATCCGCGGCCGAATGGCCCCTGACGACGTCGAGGAGCAGAAGCGGCGCTTCAACACCGATCCCCAGTGCCGGATCATCCTCTTGCAGGCCGAGGCCTCCAAGTACGGGCACACCCTGCTCGCCGGGCCCGCCGAGGAGGACCGCTGCCGGACCATGATCTTCTTCGAGAACTCCTACTCGGCCGACACCCGCGACCAGGTCGAGGATCGGATTCACCGGCGCGGCCAGACCGGCGAATATGTCCTGTACATTGACCTTTCCGGCTCGCCGCTCGATCGCCGGATCGTCCGCGCTCTGCAGCGCAAGGAGCGGCTTTACCAATCGGTATTCAAGAACCTCAAGACGGCGGCACCCGCAGCGTGACGACTGTCATCACTTCGTGCGATGAAGGGTAATCCAATCAGAAAGAGGGACTTAAAAATGCGCAAGCTTCTATTGACCACCGCGCTGATCGCCGCGTTCGGCGCAAGCCCGGCTAAGGCGACGCTGCAAATCGAGATCTTCGATAACGGCACGCTAATCGACGACATTAGCGGGGTCACCACCGGTGCGGCCTCGCTTACCGCCAACGACGCCAATTTCGCCAACATCACGGTCGCCGCGCAGGGCTCGCCGATCCTGCCGAAGGCCGATCTCTCGAGCGTCACGCTCGACGCGACCGCCTCGGCTGGCTTTACCGGCGCGCACACCTTGACCGTCGATGTCCTGCAAAGCGCCATCACCGGAACCGGCAACACGCTCTCGACCTTCACGGTCAATGGACTGACCAACGATCCCGGCCCGACCACCGAGTCGACGTTCGCGGATGGCGGTCTGCTTGCCACCCACACCTTCCCGGTCGGCCTGCTCGACGGATCGTTCGGGCCAGTCTCGGCAGGGACGAGCCCGTTTACGTCGGACGAGATCCAGTTCGCCGTCGACTTCACCGCGGCGCGGCAGTCGTTCGGCGGCTCGGCGCAGTTAGTCACCGGCGTCCCGGAGGCTTCCACTTGGGTGATGATGGGACTAGGATTTGCTCTGCTAGGATTCTTCAGCTTCCGACAGAGGAACGCCAACGCGTTGGTCTGAGGCCCGCTGCAAACCCCCTTAGCGTGGCCAAAGGCTTCCTGTTTGCACCCCCGCGCAGGGACCGTGTCAGGCCAACGCTAGGAGAGGCGGGAGGCGCTTACCGCAAAACCTCCTCCCGCCTCTTCGCTAGCTCAAAAAGGAAATGCCACAATGGATGATATCACTCCAAAAGACATCGTTTACATGGCGCTCGCCATCGCGATCTGCTTGATAATCTGCGGCGTTCACTAATACGCCATCCCCATCATCAGATTCTTGATCTGATCGCCAACCCCTTGCGGTATCTGCGGGCCGGTTTGTGCACCCGTAGGTTGCTGACCAGTCAGTTGAGGATAGGCCTGCTGAAGACTCGATATTCCAGAACGAGCTTTGTAGGACTTCATAAGCTTCTTGCCGCCAAGGTAACCGGCCATTTCACCGGCTATCGCGCCAGGAGTGCCAAAGAGATGTTCACCAGTGAACATCAATCCCGTCCCGAGCAGATGAGGGATCATCCAGTTAACGCCGTGATCGCCCGCGCCCGCGCCGGATAAGCCCGCCACCGTCTGATAGTCTGGCGTTCCTGGCGTGTAGTATTTTTCAGCTTCCGTGAACGGTTGCTGACCGAGCGGAGCGCCCGTCTCCTGCATCTGGCGCTGCCACGCCCCAAGGTTCTTCGACATCTCCCATTGCTTGTTGGCGTTCTGAGCGTCGCTCAACATGTCGTAGGCTTGGCCGACCGGGTGCCCGCTGGTTGGCGTGGCGGTCGCCAACACCCCGTTCTCTCCGGTCAATCCGTCCCGGATCTTCCCAGCTAGAACCTGCTCGGCGTTGTTGGTCGGCGAAGCGGCGTTCTGGATAGAGCGCGCGTATTCATCGACCCCGCCCGCCGAAATGTTTCCAGCCCCCTGCATCTGGTCGACGTGTTGCTGCATCTTTTTGATGAAGGAGTCGGAAACGTCTCCCCTCTGAACATCGGTCAGGTCGCCAATCGAGCTGGTGTAGGGATTCGAAACCGCGCTCGCCGAAAAGGTGGGAGCCCCGGGAGCGTGCAAGTCCCCGTATTTGGCAGTCTTGATCGCTTCGGTCGCCGCAGTCGCCGCCGCCGGGTCGATGGAGCCCGCCTTGCCGAAAACTCCGCTCAGAGCCTTGTTGGCCAAAGGAGCCGCGGCACCCGCCGCTCCGCCTAACGCCGCCCCGCCTAACGCCGCCCCAGCGGTGTCCGTAAGACCCGGATCGTCGCTGCCCGCGACATGGCTGACGCCGCCGACCGTCGCCCCCTCGGCCGCAGTCCCAGCAATCTTGGACAAAGTCGCCCCAGCGCCAAGCCCTGCGGCCCCCGCCTCCGCAGCGTCGGTCACCGGATCGAGAAGGTTGGCCAAGCCAAACCCATAGCCCGCCGCCTCAGTCGGATAACGCACATACCAGGGCAGGCTCGCCGCCGCGGCCGAACTTTGCGCCGCCGTTTCGGAAGGCTTCTTCCCGGTCATCGCTGCGCGGATAAGGTCGCCGGTGCCCCAGTCGGCCGAACTTTCGAAGGTCCGTCCGATCGCGCTCAACGGCGACTTGGAATAATCGTTGTCGCTCGGCGCGCTCGCGGACGCCGCGGGAGCCCCGAATTTCGCCTGCAAGGCTGAAGTCATAGCGCCGGTCGGCGTCCCATCGGGGAACTGCGCCGTTCCACCATCCGGCGTATTGACGGTGATGGTCACTCGAGCTGACCTGTCTTCGGGTTGTAGGTGTAAGTCTTACCTCCACCGCCTCCACCGCCAGTCGACGAGCTCGGCGCGGGCTCGTAGGTCGCCCCGGTGTAGTATGGATTTGGCGCGCCGTGCAGGGTCGGGGAAGTGTACGCAGGATCGGCCAAGCCAGAATATTGATTAGGAATCTGCTTCCCGGCCGTCGCGTAGACCTGCGCGTGGGCGATCGCCATTTTCTGTTTGATGGCTTGAAGCGCCTGCTGCACGCCGTCCTGTCCATTATTGGCGTTGAGCCCTGCAGTCAGCGCCTCGCCCAGTGTGCTGAATTCGCGCTGGTTCCTGACGTTCTTGACATTGCTCAATGACTCGCCGGTCAGTCCTGCCTCTAGTTTTTGCATTGCGATAGCTTGTTGCTTGGCGGCCTCGCTCGGACCAAAGGGCAACCAAGCGGACAGTTTGCTTGTTGTCAGAAGATCAGGGTACTGAAGCGCCTGCATGGTAGCAGGCATGTTTTTCAGCAATTGATCGACGCCAGCTTCACTGTCGGTCAACTTCTGACTGGCCGCCGAAAAATCTTGTATTCCGCTGTTCTTGAATTCCTCGACGTCTTTCCCCTGAGCTTCCTTCGTCGCGGCCTGAACCTGTAAATTGGACTGGTTCTGCGCCTCGATGTATTTCAACTTCGCGTCGGGCGGCAGCATCGCCCAAGTGGTGGAGTCCGGCCCGCCTTGCCCGCCTTGCCCGCCGCCAGGCGGCGGCATGTTCTGCAGGCGCTGCATATTCTGCAGCATGATCAGATTGCCGAGCTGAGCTCCGGGATCCTGACCCTGGCGCTGCGAGCCCATGATCGCGCTCGCCATCTGCGGCGTCGAATAGGCGGCCGCGATCATATCCAGCCCGTGGTCGATCTCGTTGGCCGAACGGTTGCGCTGCTCCATCTGCAGGTAGAGCGAAGCGAGGTCGGGCGGAGATTGGCTAGCCACCGTGGGAGCGAGCCCGCCCTGGCCGGGGGGCGGCCCCGAAGGGGTGTTCGGAGCCCCCTGCGGCGGAGGGCCGCCAGCGCCCGTCCCAGGGCCGCCTGGAGAGGGCCCGACCTGAGCGCCTCTTTGCTCGGCCGGGGAAGCCGGGCCAACTTGCGGATTAGGGTTCGGGACAGGCTGCATATAGCCGGTGGTCTGCACTGGCGGTTTCGCCAAGGGCGGCGCGTTCGGATTGGGGTTTGGGGCCGGATTGGGCGCGGGGTTCATCGCCTGCGCCATCTGGTTCATCGGATTGCCGTACATCAAATTGAGGAGCTCAGCGCCGATCATGCCACCGCTCCCTGCTTGCCCGCCTGCAGAGCATTCAAGGTGTTGAAGAACGACTCATTGCCGTAGCCGCCGGGGATCTGCTTGCCGCTCTGAGAGCCGAGGAAGGACTGCAGAACCGAAGGCTGTCCGGACCCGACCGGCCCAGTGGTCGAAGTGCCGGGCAGGATCTGCGCGCTCGGCATCGCCGGGGTGCCGGGATTGGCCAGCGCCTGCAGATAAGCCTGCCGGGTGTCGGGCGGCGTCGGCGGGGTCGGCGCGGCGGATTGCCGCCCCCCGCTCGCCATGCTGGGCATGGCGTAGCTCGCCGGAATATAGGTCGGCGAGCTCGAGCCGTAGTTCTCGCCGCTCGGCAGCATGCCGCCGGGGCTCGATTGCGCCGGGGCACCGGTCATATTGGCTACCTGCCAGGGATTCGGGATCAGCTGACCCGATGCCGTCTGGTTGCCGCTGCCCTGCGGGTTGAAAGCCCGGCCCGGCCCGAACGGGTTCGAATTCAACGTCGCGCCCGGCGGCTGCGCTTGCTGCTGCTGATTGAAGGCCGCGAGCTGCTGCTGATAGGCCGCCTGAGCGGCCGCGGTGTTGGTGAGGAACGACTGGATCGGCTGGCCGGTCGCCGCGTTGGTCGGGTTGCCCTGATACCCGGCCATCGGCACCTGGCCGGTGTACTCGAGATAGGGGTTTGGACCGACCAGGCCTTGATAGCCCTGCAGGTTCATGAGGTCGGCAAGAGGATCGTCGCCGCTAGCCATAGAGACCACCTGTGGAATTCAACGTTGTGCCTGGCGGTTGAGGAGCGCCCGGCGTCGGGGAGGCAACCGGCATCGGGATCGTCTGGCCGCCCATATACGCCATGGTCGACGCCGGGCCGGGGGAGCCTCTAGCCCCGCCCGCGCCGCGCAGCGCCGCCGCCAACTGCGCTCCCTGCTGAGCGAGCATCATCTGGCGCGCGTTGCCTTGCGCGGCCGCGGCCTGCTGAGCCTGAAGGTCCAGGGGTGGAGGCGCTGATCCGCCGCCCCCGCCTCCGCCGCCCGCCATCGAACTCAGGTTGTCCGCGGTCGATTTTGTGCCGGGCCCGCCGGTCGGCGCGTTGAGCGCAGCGATCGCCGCGCCAATCCCGGCTTGCTGAGCCGCGGGCGCGCCAGGTTGCGTCGGCGTCGACGTAGTTGCAGTCGCCGTTCCGCCTGCAGGCCCACCCATCTTTGCCGTGGCGTTGGCGACATACTTAGCGACGCTCTCGTTGACGTCGCTGGTGTTCCTGATCCACGGCGTCGGCGAGCCTGGCGGGGAGACGTTGCCAGGACCGGAAAAATAGGCGACCGCGACTCGCGCTGGGTCGTTCGGCCAGCGAGCAGCATAATCGGCGATGATCCGGTTGTGGATCGCCAAGTTATCGGCCGGATTGCTGAGACTCTCGCCCGGCCGCATGTACGGCTTGGCGGTCGCTGGCAAGATCTGCCCTATCCCGACCGCGCCCTGCGGCGAAGTCCGGACATTGGGGTTCCCGCCGCTCTCGTTGGAGAGGATCCCCTTGGAGATCTGCGCTGGCGTAATGGTGACGCCGGGCGGGATTTGCGGCCCATAAGACCCCGGCGGTCCCGGCAAAGGCGACGGCGCGTAAGTCGGTGCCGGTGGAGCGCCTCCCAGGTTGGATGGTTGATAGCCGGTGTCGTCAGCCACCGAGCGCCCCTAGAATGGGTGCCCCAGGCGCGCGCAGTTTGCCTCCAGACAAGACCCCCCTCGAGGGCGGCCGCCCGAGCGGCGACAGCGCGCCGAACGGCTGAGGCGGTTGCTTGAGGATGTCGATCGCCTTCTGCGCGCCGGACGAACTCGGCGGCGTCATCAGCGCGCCCAAAACGCCGGGGTGGACCGCCATCTTGCCGCCCGAGCCAGGGATCTTCATGGTCGAACCAGGGAAGTGCTTCTCCACGTCCTCGGCCATCGGCCCAACCACTTTCGGATAGGTCTTCGGATCGCCCTTGTAACGATACGAATGCATGGCGATCCCGGTCGGCTTGTGAACACCGACCTTCGTGATGTCGGTCTTCAGCCGCCGATCCGAGGTGCCGCCGATCGCGCCGCCCAAGCTGTTACTCATGCCCGCCAATGGATTGAACAGGCCGCCGAGCGTCTGCAAGCCGCCGAGCGCCGCCGCCATCGGGTTCGATTGGGTGGTCGTCGAGGTGCTCGCCGACGAGCCCGACGTCCCGGTGTCGTACGGCGTCATGCCGAGCGAGCTCTCCATCATGCCCAACTGCTGCTGTGGATATTGCCAAGCCTGTTGGAACTGAGCGATCTGGGCGTTGATGTCGTTCTGCTGCTGCTGCTGCTCGAAGCCGCCCGCCGAGGTCAGCATTCCGTAATTCGCGACGTTGTTTTGCATCTGCTGCGTACCGAGCGCGCCTAGTCCCTGGCTAGCGGCGTTAGCGAGTTGCTCCTGGCTTAAGCCTGCCGCTTGGTTCCCGGCCGCAGCAGTGTTCTGCGCCCCAGCGTTGAATTGGCCCATCTGGTTGGCGGCGGCCATATTGGCGAGGCCAACCTGATTTTGCTGACCCGCGTTGAACTGCGCCTGAGCGTTGGTCTGACCCGCGTTGAACTGGCCCATATTGTTGGCCGCCGCCATATCGGCCAAATTGACCTGATTGCCCTGACCGGCGTTGAACTGTGCCTGCTGGTTCGCTTGGCCGACGTCGAACTCACCCGCTTGCTGAGCCTGGGCGAAGTTGGCCGCGTTGAGCTGCCCGGCCATCTGCGCCATGCCCATCGCGCCCTGCGCCTGCGTCACGCCTTGCTGGACCGCCTGCCGCGAGCCGCCGAAGGCATTGGCGCTGTTCGCCGCGTTCTGTTGCTGGTTCTGACTGAGCCCCAAGTTCTGCTGCATGATCGGCAGCGTGGCGTTGATCACACTCTGCGTGTACGGGTTCATGTACGGAGATAAATTGGTGTTCGCGAGCTGCGAGGTGCTGGCCTGCTGCGCGCTTACCGGGTTGGCCAAAGCCGATTGCGCCGCGTTTCCCGCAGTCGCCGCGTTGACCGGGCTGGCCAATTGCGCCTGAGCCGCGGTGACTTGAGCAGGCGTCTGGCCAAGCGTGTTGAGATAACCCGCCTGCGCGGCGTTCTGCGCGTCCTGGCCGACGCTGCCACTATTCGCCGCGAGGT